AGCTGGTGGTCTTTATGGCGCTGGTCAATTCGGATATACTATCAACTCTTCTTCTAAAGCTGCTTCTCTTGCAACCGGCTCTGCTGGCTCTGCATCTGTAGCTTATAATGACGATCTTGATCCTGCTGACTTCGCTACTCTTGCAGTAACATTCGCAGGTTCAGATAATGCTGACCTTTTAGGTGCAAGAGCGTTTAGAATCTTAACTGGTTCAACTGACGTTACTTCTAACCCTGAATTAACTACAGTATCTGGTAACACAGTTACTTTCGTAGTAGACGCTACTACAGTAGGAGGCGGAACTAACGCTTATTCTGTAGTATACCACAAACAACCAGTTGACAACGATCGTGGAGATTTCGAAGCTGATTCAGCTCGTGCTGTAGATTCTTCTATTTCTATCCCAGAAATCGATGTTAAACTTGCTTCTGAAGCAATTGTTGCTAAGACAAGAAAACTAAAAGCACAATGGACTCCAGAATTCGCTCAAGATCTTAACGCTTACCACAGCATCGACGCTGAGGCTGAGTTAACTTCTTTATTGAGTGAGTATATCTCTATGGAGATCGATCTTGAGATCCTTGACATGCTTATCTTAGAAGCAAGAACTACTGAAAAATGGTCTGCTGAAAACAATAGAGTATGGAATGGTACAGCTTGGGCTGCTGCTACTTCAGACTTCTACAATACTCAAGGACAATGGTTCCAAACTCTTGGTACTAAAATCCAAAAAGTATCTAACAAGATCCACCAAAAAACTTTAAGAGGTGGTGCTAACTTCGTTGTTTGTTCTCCAACTGTTGCAACAATCCTTGAATCTATTCCTGGATATGCTGCTGCAACTGACGGCGATCAGCAAGAATTTAACATGGGTGTACAAAGAGTTGGTAGCTTAGCTAACAGATTCAAAGTATACAAAAACCCATACATGACTGAAAACATCCTATTAATGGGATATAGAGGATCACAATTCCTTGAAACTGGTGCAGTTTATGCTCCATATGTACCATTAATGATGACTCCTCTTGTATACGATCCAGAAACCTTCACTCCAAGAAAAGGTTTAATGACTCGTTATGCTAAGAAGATGATCAGACCTGAATTCTACGGTAAAATCTATATTTCTGACGTAGCGTCAATCTAAGATTAAACTTTAGAATAATAATAAAGAGAGGCCTCCGGGCCTCTTTTTTTTTTGTCTATTTATATAAAACTATAGTAAATGGCTAATGTAACTATATGGAATGGAACTGCAACTTTTACATCTGGTAGTTCCACACCTTTTGGATTCTATGATAGCGATACTGATTTTCAAGCTGATGCTGCTAAGGTAGCTAAGTTTTGCGGTACTCGTCTCGGATATCCTTTAATGGATGTAGAGCTTCAAGACGGTAATTTCTTTACTTGTTTTGAAGAAGCTGTTACAACTTATGGAAACGAAGTATTTCAATACAAGATAAGAGAAAATTATATATCTTTAGAGGGTTCATCAACAGGTAGCTCAGCTAACCAGCAAGTTATTAACCCTACCTTAGACAGAATAGTTAATATAAGTAAAAATTACGGTACAGAAGCAGAAGTAGGAGGGAATGTTACAAGATATACAGGATCTTTAGCATTAACCGCATCAGTACAATCATACGACTTAGATATATGGGCAGAAAACGAAGGAATTTCTGGTTCTATAGAGATAAGAAGGGTATTTTATGAAGCTCCTCCTGCAATTTTGCGTTACTTTGACCCTTATGCAGGGACTGGTACAGGTATTCAATCATTAATGGATGCTTTTGACTTCGGATCTTATAGTCCAGGTGTAAACTTTTTACTTATGCCAGCTTCTTTTGATATATTAAAGGTTCAAGCTATTGAATTTAATGATCAAATTAGAAGATCTACTTATTCTTTTGAAATTGTAAATAATAAACTTAAAATTTTCCCTATACCAACTCAAGGTTCAACTCTTTTATTTGAATACTATAAGGTTAATGAAAAAAAAGCTGCTTCTTTTATAGAAGGAAGTAGTTTAATCACTAATGTAGCAGAAGTACCCTACTCTAATCCTACTTACAGATATATTAATAGTGTAGGAAGACAGTGGATATTTAGGTATACTTTAGCTCTTGCTAAAGAATTACTTGCGTATATAAGAGGAAAATATCAAACTGTACCAGTACCGGGTTCCGAAGCTACTCTAAATCAGGCAGATTTATTAACTGACTCAAGAGCAGAAAAGACTGAACTACTTACACAGTTGAGAGAAATGCTTGATCAAACTTCAAGACAATCTCAATTAGAGAGAAGAGCAAGTGAAGGTGAAAATCTTAGAAAAACATTGGGGGATGTACCGATGACTATATATATAGGGTAATGAAATTGGCTAACATTATATTAGAAAGATCTAACTATATTCCTTACCGTACTATGGTACAAGTAGTAAGTAAGAATGAGTCTCCTTCTCGTATTGCCGACTTATTAAGAGCTTTACCTGGAGTAACCACAGTAACCTCTGTAGGAGATAGCCCTGCTGGTAATGCTCACGTATATAAAGTTAAGTTAATTACTCAAAAATCAGGAGAAGAAGCATTTAATGCGTTTAAAGACAGTGCTACAACAAAGTATCCTGATATTCAAATGGTAAAAGTTGCGTTTAATAGTATAGAACGAATGAAAACACCTTCAGACTACTAATATGTTATTTGGATCTAACAGAGACTTTGATTTACTGGTTAATATTAACAGGGAACTACTAAAAGACATAGTAGAACAGGAAATACTGTACCATAAACTAAGCTTAGAGGATACAGATGTTAATTTATACGGAGAATCACTTCAAAAGTCATTCTGGAACGCAGTAAAACTCAATTGTTTAATAACAAGAGGCGACCAAGTTGTTGATATTGATGATTTTGGACCTGATTTAGGTAGAGAGGCATCATTTGCGTTTATAAGACAAGATTTAGCTGATGTTTCTGTAGTTCCTGAAGTGGGTGATATAGTAGAGTGGCATAATGACTTCTATGAAGTAGATACAGTAAGAGAAAATCAGTTATTTTTAGGGAGAGATAAGAGCTATAACCTTGCTTCTTATGGCGGCAGCTTTGGTTCATCACTTTCTATTATAGTTGATTGTCATTTAACAAGAGCAGATAAAGTAGGACTCTCAGAAGTAAGATAATATGGCAGAAAACACACCGATACCGAAAACACAAGAGCAATTATCACAAGACTCACTACAGACCTATTCTAATCCGGATACTCATTCAGAAGTTAACCCTAAAGGTACCTTAGATAGTAGTAAATCTCGTGAACTACAAAGGACTACAGATGGAGATACTGTAAAATCCTACAAAGTTGGTATAAAAGATATAGATGAAGCTATATACTACTACTTTAATGATGTACTACAACCAAGAGTAACTCAAAATGGTAAAGTAATTAACGTTCCATTGGTATATGGTTCACCAGAAAGGTGGGCAGCCATGCAGAAAGACGGGTATTACCGTGATAAAAATGGTAAAATGCAAGCACCTCTTATAGTATTTAGGAGAGATGTTATAGAACGTAATAGAAACTTAGGTAATAAGTTAGATGCAAATAAGCCTCTACACTACGGAATATATGAAAAGAAGTTTTCACAGAAAAATGTATATGATAAGTTTGGGATATTAAACAATAGAAAACCTGAAACAGAATTATACGCAGTTGCAATACCGGATTATGTTAATATAACTTATTCATGTATAATTTTTACAGATTATGTTGAACAAAACAATAAAATTATAGAAGGAGTTAATTTCGCATCAGATTCATACTGGGGTTCACCGGATAAGTTTAGATTCAGAGCAATGATTGACTCTTTTACTACTTCCACTGAAATAGTACAAGGTAACGATAGAATAGTAAAGACTGATTTTAAAATAAATCTATTAGGACATATAGTATCTGATGCTTTTAATGCTGATATAGTTAATTCTAAGAAAACCTATAGTAAATCCTCAATAAAATTTACTACTGAGACTGTTAGAAGTCTTTAGTATTACAAACTATTTATTAAGGTACTAAAGGTTTTCCTCAAAATTATAAGATTAAAGTAGCAGATGAGCAAATTCACATCAGAAATATCAGGGTCGCTGATTTTCTCTTCAGGGTCATTAAGGGCATCCATTATTCCTTCAGGATCAGAGATTAATTTTAGTGCTTCTGACTTACTTATTAACGGTGAGAGTATTTTCAATAGGATTGCTGGCGGTACAAGTAGTATCAGCTTACAGCCCCTATATGTTCATACTGGGTCTATTAATAGTTTTTCAAGTTCTGCTAAATTAAGATTATCATCTTTAGAGTTAAAAACTGGTTCTCAAGCAACCTTAATTAACAATCTTACAGCTGCAACAAGCTCATACCTGACTAAGACCGGGTATAATGTAATATCGTCATCCGCACAAATTAGCTCTTCTGGGTACCTTACCTCTGAATCAGCAGTTTTATTAGGATTCGGTGGACCGCCCCCTGCCGGTACTATCTCTTCCTCAACTCAAATAGAAGAGTTCGGATTTATCACAGGATCTCCTGAAGGAACAATATCTTCTTCTGCTCAAATCAGCGAACTTGGATATTTAACAGGATCTTTAACAGGAACAATATCATCATCTCAGCAGATTGAAGATTTAGGATTTATAACATCTTCTATTAGTTCTTCTTTTTCTGCTACAGCTTCTTACGCTCTTAACGCCGTAACAGCATCATATGCTATATCAGCCTCTCATGAGGTTACTTATGAACTTTCTTCTTCTCACGCAGAACAAGCAAATAGTGCTTCTTATGCTACTACTGCTTCTTATGTAGATCCTGCTATTGTATCTGCATCAGCTGCTGCAAGTGGATTTAGTTTCGGTGGTACATTTAATGGTAATAGAATAGTTACTAATCCATACATGGGTGATATGTTTAGTGCATCATTTAATGCAGGAACAACAGGAAGTGTACAAGAATTTTTAGAAAACATATTTTTTACTAATACTGCACCGCAATTAAGCATTACAGGTAGTCCATATTTTAATATAACTGAGTTTAACACTTCTGGTTCATCAGCATTTAGACTGTTTGCTACAGATACCCAAGGAGATTCAATCACTTTCGGTACATCATCAGCATATACAGATGATTTTGTTAGAATTTCATCAAATGGAACTGTAACTCTTAATGTAGTACCGACTGAAGCATCTTTTAATACAGTAAATAGAGGAGACGGAACACTTACTCATCCTGTTCAAGTAACAGTAGCTGATGTTTTTGGTGCTACTAATACAAGTACTATCTACCTTTACGTTGTTAGTAACACAGCACCGGTATTTAGACAAACAAGCGTTGTAGGTTCTATAATTACATCTTTTAATGCTAATAGAAATGAAAATGCCACACCGGGAGAAGTAACAAAAGTATACTTTACCGACGGAGAAAGTGATGCTATTACTATTAGAACAGGTTCTGATGCTAATGGACATTTTTCTATGTCTTTACATTCTAATTATGTACGTATTTACCAAACTACTGCATCGTTAGATTACGAAAATATTACTGCATA